AGAGACAGTCTTAATTGTCTTGCCTTGTTTCAGGAAGATACCTGAGTTGATGTTACCAAAGTTTTTTAGTACACCTAGAGTTTCGTTCGATAGTTTCATTATATAATCTCCAAAAATTAATCATTAACAGAATAGATGGTATCATGTTCATACAGAAACATGAGGCAACACATAGCATGGGCTAAATGATGTTTGCCAGATTCTTGGTCTAGAATCTCACCTTGTTTGTATGCCCAAAGGTGTCTCTGGAGGGCATCAAAGTACCGGCGTTTTGAGTCTGGTACATTTTTCCAATTATCACGTTCATACTTTTGAGCACCAAAAGTCAATACATCAACAGTAGCTTCTAACGCTTTTGGTGGCAACAACCCGTATTCTAGTTTGTTACCATCAAATTTCCGGCCGCCAGTTTTGGCAGTTTGAGAAGCCTTCACATCAGAATCCTCAAACTTTGGCATTATAGTCGTCCTGTAAAATTAGCAACAGCAGGCATATCACCAGTAAAGGCATATGTACCAACGTGTTGGGTTCTCATCCATGGACACAAGAAGATTTGTCCACCAATTTTTCGCCACATTTGACAGAACATATAATCTTCACTTAGATAACGGTCTGAACCACCGCCAACAATTGAGTCTTTGGTATCAATTACAGTATCAAAGTATGCGTGAATATATCGTGAGCCATCAAAGTTAGCTTGACCTGCATGGTCGGGACGATAGTGAATAGTTGGATAAGCATCTTTCATCTTATCAAATACACCACGTTTAATCATCATGTAACCAGTACCAATTTCCATAACTTCAAGTGGTTCGGTTACTGAGAATTGTTTTGTGCCCTTAACAACGTTGAACACATATTCACCGACCAACTTTTCTAGTTCTCTCGGATCCAAATCTGGATGTTTACGTGCAGCTTCAGCAACATTCTTCCAATTAATTGCTTTCTTTGGATATGGGCCACCAATTACATCTTTATCTAATGCAAGGAGTGCTACTACGTCTTGTGCATTGTAATGTACGTCAGCATCGATAAACAACATGTGTGTGCAATCAGAGCGGAGAAATTCATCGACCAAATAATTTCGTGCTCGTGTGATTAGTGATTCGTTAAACAGGAAAGAAAATTTAGTTTCAACACCATACTTTCCCATAACATTTTGCAAATCAAGGCAAGCCTTAATATACAAACCGTGAGCCATACCACCATACATTGGTGTTGCCACGAATAGTTTCTTTTTTCTTAGTTCTTCAACTTTAACTTGAATTTCCATATTGTACCCATAAAATAAAAAAGAGGAGAGATACTATTATATATCTCTCCTCAAAAGGTTTTAACAGAAAAACTTAGGCAAAAGCACGTGATCCTGTAGCACGAATAGCACGCAAGCCAGCGGCAACTACACGCTTAGTTGGTGTACCAAGGCGGTAGAAAGAAACTTTCTCACCGTTTGCATTGATACGGCTATTCAAGTAGATTGAATTGCCTTCGTTACGCAACTCATTGATAGTTGCGCTTGGGTTAGCAACACCAAAAACATTCTGCATCTTAGCAGCTGTCAATGTGTTGTAGGTACCAGTCTTAGACAGGTAAGCGAGGACTTTGGATTTAGCAGTCATTATAAAAACTCCATTATTAACGGTCACATTTCAAAAATATCCGAGAGGTGACCTTTCTCTCGAATTAAGTATCAATTATAACACATAGGTTTAATATGTGCGGCAATAGTAGCAACGTTATTGAAACGTTGCCTGTTTATTAGAACGGGATTTCATCCTCATTTTTTTCTTCAACGGCAACCACAGGTTCAGGCACTGGTGCAAGAATCTGGTCAGCAGAAGCGCCTGCATCAACTTTGGTGTACAGGTCAAGGAACGAAGCCTTGGTGTCATCATCAAAACGATTCAAACACATACCAAGAGCTTTCATCTTATCACCGAAAATACCATACGTTTCGGTAATGTGAACCAAACGGCGAGTGGAAATCACTTCGTCACATCCGCCATCCGCAAAGGTTTTACGAATCACATCAGCCCATGTAACAAGTTTTTCGGCAAACTCATCATCTTCACGACCAGCAGAAATCAATTCTTTCTGAATAATCTTACGTTCGATTTTCACAGGAGGAAATTCCTGTTCCATTGTATTACGGAAACGTTCCAAGAAAGCTTCGTTCAATACATTGGTGAACATGTAACGACCATCATCAGAGCCTTTACCTTTAGTGTTAGCAGTAGCAAACACGGTAAAACCTGCAGCAGGTGTAATCAATTCACCTTTCTTTTTCAACATGAAAGGTTTACCTTCAAGCACACGTTGCAATGACGAAAGGTTCTGAGCA